CCCCCGCACTGACGCCGGTAGATCCGACCCACGTCTCGCCACCGCTCCCCGGCGACTGGACGATAACGCCTCGTCCCCCGGCGCCCGGGGGCGGCCAGCTTCCTGGCTTCGAACTCGGCGGGATCGTCTCGAACGAGACTGCGACGGCGGTCATCGTTGAATTCGGGCCGACAGCGACCGGGCCGTGGACACAGGCCTATCAGGGGCCTCCCACCGTCACCAACATCCCGATCGACGGTGTTCAGCCGGGCGCGACCTACTATATCGCCGTCCAGTACCAGCGGGACCAGAACTACTCTGAGCGCTACGTCTATGGCCCCTACACGGCGCCTGACCTGATCGCGGGCGGGCTGGCGCCGGATGCGGCCGAAGAGCTTCTGGAAGAGGCCAGAGCCGCCGTCCAGGCGCAGATCGAGGCGGCGACGGAGACACTGCGTCAGGGCCAGCTCCAGCTTGAACAGGCGCAGGCGGCGCTCGATGCGCTGGTGACACAGTCGAACGCCGCATTTGACGGCCGTCTGGCGGCGCTGGATAGCGGACTAGACGGCGTTCAGCAGGGGCAGGCCAGCCTGCAGACCTTGATCGACGGCAAGGCGAGCCAGGAAGACCTGAACTTCGTCATCAACCGGCAAGGCGATCAGGAAGCCATCATCGGGACGTTGACGGCGACGATCAACGACCTGCCCAACCAGTATGTCTCTGCCACGTCGTACGACACGCTGTCGGCCGAAGTCGCTGGCGCGAGGGGCGGATATTCCAACCTGTCCGGCCGCTTCTCAGCGCAGCAACAGGCGATGGTCGATGGCCTTGCGGGCAAGGTGGCCGTGTCCGATTTCTCCTCGCTCAATAGCCGGGTGACGTCGGCCGAGGGAACCATCGCCGGACATGCCGGGCGCCTGACGTCCGTCGAGGCGGACGTAGCCGGACGGGTGAAGACCTCGGACTTCAACAGCCTCAGCGGCACGGTATCGACCCTGTCGGGCACGGTCGGCGGGCACAGCAGCCGCCTGTCTCAGGTCGAGGCCGACGTGCAGGGCAAGGCCTCGGCGCAGACGGTCAGCGATCTTGCGGCCTACGCCTCGACGCGAGGGCGCACGTTCTTTCAGGCCACGGCGCCGACATCGACGCAGAACAGTCCGCTCCATGCGGGCGACCTGTGGGTCCACACCGGCGATCAGCGCAAGCTTTACGCCTGGGACGGCACGGCCTGGGTCTTCGCCGACGATCAGAGCATGAGAGGCGCCATTTCCGCGCTGATCACGCGCACCGAAAGGGTCGAGGCCGATGTCGATGGCAAGGCATCCGCGGAGACGGTCGAGCAACTCAGCCTTTCGGTGGGCGGTTTCGACAGCCGGATCACGAACGCCCAGACCCTGGCGCAGACGGCCGACGGGAAGGTTTCGGCTCTTGTCACCCACCAGACCGACGTGAACGGCGTCATCACCGGCACCTACAGTTACAACAACGGGGTTTCGTCGAGCTATCGCATTCGGACCGACGTGTTCGCGCTCGAACCCTCGGCCAGCAGCGGCGCCCGCCTGCGCTTCGCCAACGGCAAGATCAGCATCTTCAACGGCGCCAACATCGAAGTCGTCCAGCTCGGCCTGGGCGTGATCGGCTGATGGCGGACGGACTGGTCATTCGGCACCCCCAGACGGGTGCGGTCATCTTCGACACGGCGACGGTGAATGCACATTCTCGGGCGCTGATCACCACCTCGGGGACGGCCGGGAGCGTCAACGTCGCGTCGATGCTGCGCGGGACGCCGTTCATCATTCAGGCGCTCCCGGCTGACGACCTGAGCTACACCCACGTCTCCAACTTCACGATCTCCGGGCCGACGGTCAGCTGGGACGCCTCCGGCCGAAATATGCGGCTGCTGGTGGGGTCGTTCGCGGGCTCGCCGCCGAGCGTCATTGACCCGGCGGACGCGGGCCTTGTGGTGCGTAACCCTGCGAACCAAGCCATTCAGGTCTCGACCAAGGACTTGTCGCTGCAGCTGGCGTCCTATGGGGCGGTGGCGCTGACGTATGACCCCAATCGCCCGGCGTCGCCGCAGCCTATGGTGCATGGGCAGGTCACCCTCAGCGGCTCAAACCCGGTTATAGCTTTCAGGGTGGAAGAAGGCGCGGCGCCGGTTAGCTTGGTCGGGATCAAGCAGGCGGGCGGACAGTTCACCTTCTACTTCAGGGCCACATCGTTCAGCCGGGTGGGACTGGTCTACTGGGTGTTCGACACGACCTCGGCGGCGCTTCTTCTGAACACAGACGCAGCCCTGGTGACGCGGGACGCCGTCGGGCTGAAGACGTTCGACTCTCGCGCCTATGCGCTTAAGGTGGTTTCCACCCATGCGACGACGGGCGGCGCCAATGTGGTCGCCCAACCGGCCGGAAGGTCTTACGCCGCTATTCAGTCAACGCCATGCTTCCGCGCTTCTATGGCGGACCTTGGCGGCTACAGCTCGCAGGATTTTCCGCCGATGCAGGCCGAAGCCGGTGAGCCCCAACAGCCCCGACCTCCCGGAACGAAGTGGGCTTACATGCTGCTGTCGGGAGAGCAGTCCAGCGTCCAGTTCAACGGGGCGACCCTTGAAGTCGGAATGACGCAGTTCGAGCGTTTTGAAGGCTGGTATCCCGCCGCTCAGCTTCCGAGCGACAATCTGTGGGGGACCGCCCGTCACACCATCATCGACGTGACCGGCCTGCCATCAGCGTCAATGACCTCTCCCGAAACGGTTGCCGTTGCGGTCACGGCGGGTGTGCGGGAGGCGACCGTGTCCAGCGCCACGCCGGTCGGCACGGTGACGCCGGCGGTGACGGCCTCCGCGTCGGGGGGCACGGCGCCTTATAACTATCGCTGGCTCTACTATGACGGGTCCACAGGGGTCGGTTCCTACGGACCCGAAGATACGGCGTCGTTCCAGACCCAGACGGCCAACCAAGACCCCGGTACGACAGCCACCGCGCGGTGGATTTGCCGGGTGACGGATGCGACGGGGCGGGTCGGCTGGTCGCAGCCGGTGACGTTCATTCACAAGGTCAACCGGATCAGCATCACGCCCGACCCCTTCAGCTTTGGGGATGCGACATCGTCCACCAACGACCCGACCGGGTTCGTCGGCGTGGACTCCCGGAAGATCACCGGCATTACGCAGCCGATCACCCTGCGGGTCGAGCGCTTCACCTACTCGGGCAATCTCTCGACCTTCACCCTGCTGGTCTACAAGGGGCCAGGCGCGACAGGACCCTGGACGCAGGTCGGCGTCCTGGACGCAACCGGCGCCGCCACGCGCTACATCGACTTCTCGATCAGCGACGGTGAATGGTTCTACTACTATGCCTATGGCGAGACGACCTCAGGACGCCGCTCCGGCCGGTTCGACGTTCAGATATGGAACGAGACCGCAGGCCACATCGGCCTGACGATTGGGCGTCTGACCCTGACGGTGGATGCGGATGACAACTTTAATGTCGCCGATTACACGCCCGATCCCTTCAGCTTCGGCGACGCGAGCGAGGTGACGAACGAATCCGCCGGCTATGTCGGCGTCGGGTCGCGGCAGATCACCGGCATCAACCGCACCGTGACGCTGAGGGTGGAGCGGTTCAACTATTCGGGCAACCTGACGACGGCGATCACCTACGTTTATCGAGGGCCGGGGCCGAATGGGCCGTGGACGAAGGTGGCCGAGATCGACT